GGTATATCGACGAGGTGTGATATGGCAGGCAATTCCAATTCCGGCAGACGCGGTCTTCCGGCGACAGTGCACGTCTTGCGCGGCAATCCAAGCAAAAAATCTGCAGCCGAATTGGCTGCGGCGACACAAGGGCTGGCTGTGGATGCCGAGGCGCCAAAGTGCCCGACGTTTCTGACGTCAGAGGCGAAGGCCGAATGGAAACGTATTGTCGACGATCTAGTCTCGCTGGGAGTGGTCGCGAAAATCGACCGCGCAGAGTTGGCTGTGTATTGCCAGGCATGGGCGGACTGGAAAAAAGCACGCGAGATGATTGCGAGCCTTGGCGATAACGGCTACGTCGAGAACACACCAAGTGGCTACAAACAAATCGCGGCCTGGATGCAAATGGCGAATCGTGCAGAGGAGCGCATGCGGACAGCAGGCGCGTCGTTCGGCTTGAATCCGTCGGCGCGTTCGCGCATGAGGGCGCCATCGTCGCCGCAGGGCGAGCTGTTCCCAAATGAAGAAAAAGACAAAGCAGCCAAATATTTCTGACCGCGCAACTGCGTACGCCAGAGATGTTGTTGCCGGCACCATCATCGCCGGACCGCATGTCAGGGATGCTTGCAAACGCCACCTACGCGATCTCGAGGAGGGGCCAGCACGCGGCCTGAAGTGGGATATCGATGCGGCTAATCGTGCGATAGGCTACTTCGAAGATGTGTTGTGCCTGAACGGCGGCCAATTCGAAGGCAAGCCGTTCGAGGTGCTGCCTTGGCAAGCCTTCGTCATCGGCAGCCTGTTCGGCTGGAAAGGGCCGGACGGGTACCGACGCTTCCGCGTTGCGTATATCGAGACGGCGAAGGGAAGCGGAAAGTCGCCTCTGGCAGCCGGGATCGGCCTTTACGGATTAACTGCTGACGGCGAAGCACGCGCCGAGATCTACGCTGCCGCCACGAAAAAGGACCAGGCACAGATCCTGTTTCGCGATGCCATCGCGATGGTCGAGCAGTCGCCGCAGCTGGCAGGCCGACTGGCGACATCCGGTAGCAAGGGCAAAGAATGGAACCTTGCCTACCACAAGACATCGTCGTTCTTCCGCCCGATTAGCGCGGATGACGGCCAATCTGGCCCGCGACCGCATATCGCATTGCTGGACGAGATTCACGAACACAAGACCGGCCACGTCGTGGAAATGATGCGCGCCGGCACGAAGTTTCGGCAGCAGGCTTTGATCTTCATGATCACGAACAGCGGTACGGACAAGCGGACCATCTGCTGGGAGTACCACGACTACGGTGCAAAGGTATCTGCGGGCCAGATCGAAGACGACAGCTTCTTCGCGTTCATCTGCGCGCTGGACATGGGCGACGATCCGTTCAAAGACGAGGCATGCTGGCCGAAGGTGAATCCAAGCCTTGAGCACGGCATACCGGGGTTGAAATACCTGCGTGAACAGGTTACCCAGGCGCGTGGCATGCCCTCGAAAGAGGCGCTGGTGCGCAGGCTGAACTTCTGCGAATGGACCGAAGCGGAATCGCCGTGGATCTCCGGCGATGTTTGGTTCGCGTGCCAGTCGCCGGAATCTCTGCCGCTTGAAACATGGTATGGACGCAGCGGTACCGCAGGGCTTGACCTGTCGAGCACGCAGGATTTGACGGCACTGGTGCTGGCGCTGGATCCCACGCCGGACGATCCGAAGACAAGGCTTGTGCCGTTCTTCTGGCTGCCTGGCGATGGCTTGCACGATAAGGCTGACAAGGATCGCGTGCCGTACGTCGCTTGGCGGGATGCCGGGCATCTGAGGGCATTGCCTGGCAGGGCGGTGAACAAATTGGCAGTCGCACATCAATTGAGCGAAGTGTGCTCATTGTTCGATATCAGTACAATCGCCTATGACCGTTAGCGGATCGAGGACCTGAAGGCGCTGATCCAGAACGAGGGCTTGAGCCTGCCGCCCCTGATTCCGTTCGGACAGGGCTTCAAGGATATGGCGCCTGCCGTGGACGAATACGAGCGCAAGCTACTCGCGCAGGAGATAGCACACGACGGCAATCCGGTCATGACCTGGTGTATGGCGAATGCGGTCGTCATGAGCGATCCGGCCGGCAACCGGAAGATCGCGAAAGAGCGTGCAACAGGGCGTGTCGATGGCGCGATTGCTGGCGTCATGGCAATCGGCTGCTCGATGAAAAACGAAGAACAAACCGAGTGCGGCATGGAGGTCTGGTGAAACTATTTGGCTTTGAATTTGGCGGAAGCGAGCGCAAGGCAGTATCCCGAGAAGACATTCTCGGCGCGCTGGCCGGCGCTCCTGGTTCGTCCAAATCGGGCGCAAGAGTGAGTTGGCAGACTGCACTGCAGGTATCGACTGCACTAGCATGCGCACGCGTGATCGCCGAAGGTTTGGCGCAGGTGCCGTTCAAGGTATTTCAAGACGTGGACGGCAAAAAGCGCGTTGCGACTGATCATGCTGCCTACAACCTGTTGGCAGTGCGCCCGAATGAATGGCAGACCAGCTTCGAATTGCGCGAGCAGATCGGTCTGCATCTGGTGTTCTGCGGTGGCGCGTATATCTGGAAGAACGTTTTTCGTGGCGAGGTTGTAGAGCTTTTGCCCTACGAGCCGCAGAACGTCACGGTGAAGCGGTCTGGTTGGGATCTGCAGTATGAGGTCAAGACCGACGAAGGCAAGATTATCTCGATCCCTGCTGACCAGATGTGGCACATCCGTGGCCCAAGCTGGAACGGCTGGATGGGCCTCGAGTCGGTGAAACTTGCACGCGAAGCGCTCGGGCTTTCGCTGGCGACCGAGGAACACGCAGCCCGCATGTTCAGCAACGGCGCGCGCGTTGGCGGCGTCCTTTCTACCGATGGTTCGCTCAAGCCTGATCAAGTCAAAGACTTGCGCGAAAGCTGGGAGCGTACCCAAGGCGGCAATTCCAACGCCTTCAAAACGGCAATCCTTTGGGGCGGCTTGAGATGGTCGCCGATGGGGATGCAAAACGACCATGCGCAACTGGTCGAACTGCGCCGATTGCAGGTCGAGGAGGTTTGCCGTGCTTTGCGTGTCATGCCGATCATGGTCGGTGCTACCGATAAAACGGCGACCTACGCGAGCGCGGAGCAAATGTTCCTGGCACACGTGGTTCATACGCTCGGCCCGTGGTATGGCCGCGTCGAGCAGTCGGCCGATGTCAACCTGCTGACCGAAAGCGACCGAGAAAAGGGCTATTACACGAAATTCATGCCGCAAGGCTTGATGCGCGGCGCGCACAAGGACCGCGCGGAGTATTACGCCAAAGCGCTCGGCTCGGGCGGATCTCCTGCCTGGATGACGCAAGACGAGATACGCGCTCTGGAAGAACTCAATCCCATGGGCGGCACGGCCGCCGAACTACCCAAGCCGACCAGCCTCGGCGGAACACCTCCCAAAGGGGAAAACAATGCATCTGCAACACCTTAATTGCGGCCTGATCGAGCTCAAATTCGCGCCTGCCGACGGCGGCAGTGAGGCCGAAACGATGAGCTTCGAGGGATACGGCGCCGTGTTCGGCAATGTCGACTCCTACGGAGATGTGATTGTCCCCGGTGCGTTTTCGAGCTATCTGGCCGATGTGCAGTCCGGTAAGCAGAACTGGCCTGCAATGCTGCTGCAGCATGGTGGCTACGGCATGACTGCCGAAGACATGACGCCGATTGGCGTATGGACATCGCTTGTGGAAGACGGTAAGGGCCTGAAGGTCACCGGCAAGCTGGCGGACACACCGCGCGGCCGGGAGATCCACCAGCTCATGAAGATGACGCCGCGCCCGGCCATCGACGGCCTGTCGATCGGCTACATCCCGAAAGAATGGGAACAGCGCAGCAAGCCGGAAGACCCGCGCCGCAAGCTCAAGCGCATCGATCTCGTCGAAATTTCGCCGGTGACGTTCCCGGCAAACGGAAAAGCGCGTGTCGACCAGGTGAAGTCATCTGACCTGACGATCCGCGAAGCTGAGAGAGCCCTACGCGAGGTGGGCTTTTCTCAGTCAGAAGCCAAAGCCATCCTGGCCAAGGGTTTCAATGCCTTGCCTCAACGGGAAGTTGAGGACTACGGCGAACTGGCGGAACTCATCCGCCGCAATACCGCAATCCTCACCCCCTAAATTGGAGAATTCACATGGAAGAACAAATCAAGCCGTTAATTGAGGCGCAAGGCCGCGCTTTCGAGGAATTCAAGAAGGCTAACGATGCGCGCATCAAGGCAATCGAAGAAAAAGGCTTTGCCCCGGCCGACCTGGTCGGGAAAGTCGAGACCATCAACGGCGAATTGACCAAACTCGGCAAGGAATTGGCCGAGGTGGCGAAAAAGACAAACCGCCCTGGCGCAGGTGCTGGGGAGGGCAATGAAACCCCGGAACAGACCGAGCACAAGCAAGCTTTCCGAACGTTCCTGCGCAAGGGGATCGACAACGATTTGAGTTCCCTGGAACGCAAGGCCATGGGGCGCGGCTCCGACGTCGATGGTGGTTATCTGGTGCTGCCGGAAATGGTCAGCGAAATCGACCGTATCGCAATGACGGTTTCGTCCATGCGCGGTCTGGCAGACGTGCGCACCATCGGTTCCAATTCGCTGCGCTTCCGTGTGAAGACGCGCGGTGTCGGCGCAAACTGGATCGGGGAAAGCGAAGTATCCGGCGAAACTCAAGAGTCGCAATACGCACAGCTCGAAATCCTAGCCGAGGAAATCGAGGCCGAACCCTGGGTGTACAACGACACTCTGGAGGATGCTGACATTAACCTCGAAGCAGATCTTGCCGACGAAGCAGGTATTTCCTTCGGCGAGGCTGAAGGAGTTGCCTTCATCACCGGCAATGGCGTGAAGAAGCCGCGCGGCATCCTGGGCTATACCAATGTCGCCAATTCTTCCTATGCATGGGGCAAGGTTGGCTATATCGCATCGGGTGCATCCGGCGCATTCGCCAACACAAACCCAGCCGACAAGATCATCGATCTGCTGCATGCCTTGAAAGCGACTTACCGCAATGGCGCCAACCTGCTGATGGCGGATACCACGCTGGCAGAGGTACGCAAGCTGAAGGACGGCAGCGGCAACTACTACCTGTTCAACCCGGACCCGACCGGCGATTTCGCTGGCCTCGTGCTCGGCAAGCCGGTGGTGATCGACGACAACATGCCTGCCATTGGCGCTAACAGCTATTCGATCGCGTATGCGAACTTCAAGCGGGCCTATCGGATCCTCGACCGTCGCGGCATCGCTCTGATCCGCGACAACATCACGACCAAAGGCACCACGAAGTTCAACTTCCGCAAGCGCGTCGGCGGCGGCATCCGCAACTTCGAAGCCATCAAGTTAATGAAGTTCGGCACCAGCTGATCGACGGCCGCCATGCCACCGCAGCGCCGGTTCCGGCCGGCGCAGTAGAGACCAATTTTCAGGAGCAATACCATGCGCGATATGCACAACAACATCGACGTGAAGCGGGTGATCTCTCCCATTTCCGTCGCCGACAACACTGCCCAAGTCGGCCAGATCATCGACCGTCAGGGCTTCGACAAGCTGGAATACATCATTGCAACCGGTTCGTTGGCTGATGCTGACGCCACCTTTACCGTCCTGTTGGAAGAGGGTGATGCCGCAAACCTGTCGGATGCGGCAGCTGTCGCCGATGCCGACCTGCTCGGTACCGAAGCGCTTGCCAGCTTCACCTTCGCGGATGACGACAAGGTGTTCAAGCTCGGCTACAAGGGCAACAAGCGTTACACGCGATTGACGATCACACCGGCTGCCAATGCCTCGGCGGGCTTGATCTGTGTCGTGGCGATTCTGGGTAACCCGGCCGTTACGCCGACCGCTAACCCGCCGGCATAACCTGTAACGCCGAAACAGAGAGCGCCTACTTGGGCGCTCTTTTTATTTCTGGATAAGGAAGCCGGGCAACATTGGAACTAAGCAGCGATGACATCAAGACTACTCACACCGCCGGAGGCGCTGGCCGTATCGCTGGACGATGCCAAGGCCAGCTTGCGCATCGATCCGACCGGCGATGCGGCTGCCGATGCCGCAACGGATATGCTGGTAACCGCCTGGATCGCCGGTATTACGGCGCATGCAGAGGACTACCTGGGGCGAGCGATCATCGAGCAAACATGGCGGGTGACGCTCGATGCCTTCCCGGACGCGATCAAGCTGCCAGCACCGCCCGTGATCTCGGTAACCAGCGTCAAATACCTCGACGAGAACGGCGTGCAGCAGACGCTGGACCCGGCCGATTACTTGCTGGATGCTGAAAGCGAGCCCGGCTGGTTGGTGCCGGCATATGGAAAAACTTGGCCGACGACATACGCTCAGGTCAATGCCGTAACAGTCGATGTCCTGTGCGGCTATGGCGATGACGATACGGCAGTGCCGTCGCAAATCCGGTTGTATCTGCTGGCCAAGCTGCGCGAACAATACGATCCGGCAGTTCGCCCGGAAAAGGATACCGTGCAGGCTTCGTTCATCGACCGTCTGCTGGATACATACCGCATTTTCGGGTTCTGATCATGGCGAATTTCCCGCAGCAGCTCGGCAAGCGCATCCGGCTCCTGAATCCGAGCGGCGCAACCGATGACGCTGGCCAGCCTGATCCCGCTGGCTATGTCGACATCGGCGGCGCCTGGGCGAATGTGCGCAACCTGTCCGGACTGGAAATCATCAAGGCCGATGCGCTGGCGGCTCCGCGTCGGGCCAGCTTCAGGATCCGCAAGCGCACCGGCGTGAGTAGCGCGACACAACTGACGTATGAGGGCGTGACGTACCAGGTCAAGGCAGTGGTGCCTGATGACGATGGCGTGCACATGGACTTGGTGGGGGAGGCCATTCAATGAGCAAGTCGTTCACTATCGACGTTGACACGTCAAGCCTGAATGCTTTGTTCGACGAATTGACTGTAGAGGTCGAATCCGCAGCACGGCCGGCAGCGCAAGCAGCGGCACAAGTGCTATACGACACCGTGCAGCAGAAGGTGCAGGGCATTGGACGCGTGACTGGAAACCTGGCTAACGCCATCTATCAAGTGTTCTCCGAGTCGAACAGCGCGCCAGGCATCGCGACCTATCACGTGTCATGGAACGCGCGTAAGGCACCGCACGGGCACCTGGTCGAGTTCGGCCATATCCAGCGGTATGCCTCATACATTGGCAAGGATGGCCGATGGCATACCGCCGTCAAGCCGAACATGCGCGGCAAGCCGAGGCCCTCCAGACGGGCGTCGCAGGTGGCAAAGGATGCCTATTACGTGCTACGCCCTGGCGGGCCTGCCCATGTGCCTGCCAAGTCGTTTATCCGGGCGGCGGCATCGCGGTTCCCGCAAGCGCTGCAAGCGGCTGAAACAGAACTGCTCAAGAGGATTGCCAAAAAATGACCGTTGAAGCTGACCTGACGGCACTGCTGAAGACGATTTGCACACGGACGTTTCCGGACTTCGCGCCGGTCGGTACCGCACGTCCCTACGTGACCTATCAGCAGATCGGCGGCGCTGCGCCTGTCTTCGTGGACAACACGGTACCGGACACGGAAAACGGCGAATTTCAGATCAACGTCTGGGCGGATACGCGTATGCAGGCCAAGGATTTGATCAAGCAGATCGAGGCTGCGCTCATCCTTGAAACGCAGTTCCAGGCGCGGCCGATCGGTGCGGCAGTATCCGACTTCGATGCCGACGTGCCGGTCTACGGCGCGCGGCAAGATTTTTCTATCTGGTCCGTGCGCTAACGCACGAAACCATTCCCACGAGGGCCGCTTCGGGTAACCGGGCGGCTTTTTTTCTACCCGCCCTGCGGGTTATTTTCTATGGAAAGGCCCTCACATGGCACAAGTACCTACCGGAACCACGTTCTTCATCGCGTCCGCCTATGCCTCGTCACAGACGACCACAGCCGTTTCCAATGCATCGGAAGCGGTTGTCACTTGCAATGCACACGGCTATTCCAATGGCGACATGGTCGAGATCACCAGCGGCTGGGGGCGGCTCAATCGCCGTGTCTTCCGTGTCAAATCGGCGGCAACCAATACCTTCGCTCTTGAGGGCGCGGATACGACGAACACGAATTTTTTCCCGGCTGGAACCGGCACCGGTTCGGTACGGAAGATCAATACCTTCACGCAAATCACTGGCGTCATGAATCCTCAATCGAGTGGTGGCGACCCCAAAACTGTTAACTACAAGTTCATGGAATCCGACGTCGAATACTCGATCAATGACGGGTTTTCGGCGACGAACTACACAATGGAAATCGACGCCGACCAGATCGGTAGCGCCGGCTATACGGCGCTGAAGTCACTGACCGATGTGCAAACCGATACCTGCCTGAAGATGGTTACCCGAAGCGGCTCGCTGGTTTTCCAGCCATGCACCGTCGCGCTGAACGAAGCCGTCAGGCTGCAGGATGGCCAAATCAAC